TAATAATCGAATTGTCACCGCTGAGACAGAAACAAAAAGACAAACTGATTGGCATGATCCAGTCACAGCAACAAGCAGCCTCACAGCAGGCCCAGCAGCAACAAGCTATCGAAGGGCAGAAAACTCAAGCCGAGGCAATGGATAAGGCTGCTAGTGCCGAGAAGAAGAAACAAGAAGCTATTCAGACGCAGGTCCAGACCGGTTTGTTACTTACAGACCCGCCAAAAGATAGTGGCGTAGTTATTTAATAATGAAAAATAATGTATTAACACAAAAAAGGCTGAAAGAGCTTTTGCATTACAATCAAACAACAGGAAAATTTATATGGAAAGTCAACAAAAATTCAGCCAAGAAAGGAAATGAGGCCGGATGGTTGGATGTTAGTAATGGTATAGCTTATAGGCGCATCGAGTTAGATAATAGAACATATAGAAGTCATCGATTAGTTTGTTTTTATATGACGGGAGGTTGGCCGGAAAACGAAATAGATCACATAAATCATGATGGATTGGATAACAAATGGACTAATTTAAGAAGTGTAAGTCATGCCACAAACACAAGAAATGCGCGCAAAAGAATAGATAATAAATCAGGTATAACTGGAGTTTTTTGGCATAAACGAGATAAATTATGGATTGCCACAATTAGCGACACGAAAAAAGAATTAATTCGAACTAAAGATTATTTTGAGGCGTGTTGTACCAGAAAATCAGCAGAGAGAAAATTTAATTATCATATAAATCATGGAGCAGTTATTTAACTGTTAATGAATTATTTAACACAAGCCACCTTCGGGTGGTTTTTTTATGTCGAAAGACACGGGATGCCGCCGAACGGGCACGAATATGGATGCCGCATTTACGGGCACTGGAGTAAAAATGATTGACGAACAAATTCAAGAAAACGAATTAGATGAGCTTTTTGAAAGTGAGGAGGAGGTTGTTGATGCAGAGGTGGACACCGAAAAGGTTGAAACTGATGACGCGGAAATCGAATCTGACACTAAGGGCGCAGAACCAGAAAAGACCGAGACGCCTTCGGTCGAAGAGCCAAAGTCAATCCCAATCACGGCGTATCATGAGGAAAAAAACAAACGACAACATTTAGAAGCAGAGAACAAGCGATTACAAGGTTTGATTCCCAGAACAGACGAAGCCCCTGATTACAACGAAGATCCCGAAGCCTATGACAGGTACATGCGGGAGAAATGGAATAAGGAGCAGGTTGCCGATCAGGAATCAGTCTGGAATGATCGCTTGGAAAAATCCAGAGAAGCCAGTCTTATTGAGCATGAAGATCATGTTCAAGTTGAAAATATATTTTCAGCTTTTGCTCGACAAGATCCAACACTTCTCCAGTCATTTTTCGATTCCCCTGATCCAGCAAAATTTGCCTATGACAAAGGCAAAGAAATACTGGCAGGTTTAAATAAGGGCGAAATCCCTAAAACACCTGAACCTTCTGAAGAAAAACCGTCGTCCGCCCTCACCACGCCCTCTCTAGCAACGGCTACTGCTCAAGCATCCAATACCACACATGTGGAAAAGGATATTGATCTCGACGATATGTTTGACGATCAAAAGTATTAGCCTCCATAAAGGAAAACTAAAATGGCAAGTCTAAGCATTGCTTCTGCAAATGAAGCAACAGTCTTTAAAAAGAAGGTCAAACGCGAATACGTTCGTAGTGGCCGGTTTGGATCGTATATCGGTCCAGACCAAAACAAGATGATCCAAACGGTCAAAGAAACCAAGAAAACTTCCTTACCTTTGATAGGAAAGACAGGCGGTGCCGGTGTCCGTGGGTCAACCCAACTGACGGGTTCTGAAGAGCCGTTGTCAAACTACGCTTATTTGCTCCAGCCTACTTATCTGCGTCAAGGTCACTTGATTGATAACGAGGAAAGAGAAAAGAGCGAGTTTGATCTGTTCCAGGAAGCCCGACCCAACCTAATGAACTGGATGATGGAAACCAAGCGTGACCAGATCATCCAGGCCTTTGGCGCAATCGAAGCCGGTAGCACTTACTATAATTATGGTGGTGTAGCTGCTTCGGGGGCAACCGGATCAACGGCGGCGTCTGCTGCGAATATGGATACGTGGAACACCAATAATGGTGATCGTATTCTATACGGTGCGGCCAAAGGCAACAGGACGGCTGGCGATCATACGACCTCATTGGGCACGATTGATACTACCAATGACAAGATGACCCCAGGAATGATCGAATTGATGAAGCGTATGGCGCAGGATTGTGATCCATTGATTCGTCCGATCATGGTCAAGGGTGATGAACCTTGGTACGTTCTCTGGTTAGGCAAGTATGCCTTCCGTGATCTAAACACCAATTCAACCATGACACAGGCGAATCGTGACGCGCGTGCCCGTAATCTGGATAACCCCCTGTTTGCAGGTGGTGATCTTGTGTGGAACGGCGTGATCATCAAGGAGCTTCCCGATCTGGATAAGTTCATTGATAGTGCCGGTTCCGGCCTATGGGATGGTGTCTGGGGTGCGAATGCAACAGGTGATTCTTTGGCGACAGGCGGTGATACCAGTTCGCGTGTCGGTATTGGTTTCCTGACGGGTGCTCAGGCCATCGGTTTTGGTATTGGCAAAATGGCCACCTTCAAGCGTCGGAAAGAAGATGACTACGAGCACTTGAGTGGTGTAGGTATTTCAGCCAAACACGATATCAAGAAAACTTTCTACAACAATAAGCAGCATGGCATGTTAACGACATTCCATTCAGCTTCACTTGATTCTTAAGGAGATCAATTATGGCTGATATTACTTTCGATAACGTGGCTACAGAGCGTCGCCCCAGTCCTGGTATTGTGCCAGGGAAGGGTGACGCGCATTCCCTTAAGGTGCTGTGTTCAGCAACCGTGGAAATTCCTGCAACCGCGTCCGGTCAGACGTTTAAGTTTGGCCGAATTCCTACCAGTGCCCGCGTTAGTGGACTTTCAAAGATTTATTGGGATGATTTGACTACGACAGGTGCTCCGACCTTTGATTTGGGTTTGGGTTCTGTTGGGTCGAATGTCACCAGTGATCCTGATGCGCTCTCTAATGGGCATGATGTAACCGCAGCAGGTTCAGGTAGTGCTCTTGCGGGTATTTCCAATTATGGACTGCCTGCATGGGATCTGGTCAATGCCGTGACTTCAGATCCAGGCGGTGAGCTTGATGTTTATGGAACTGTTGTTGACGCCGCTACAGCGGGTCTCACAGGAACCGTAACCGTCGAACTCTTAGGCTACCTTGACTGATATCGGGGGCGGGAAACCGCCCCTTCTATTATGATCCAGGGCGAAAGACAGGTTGCCCCAACGCTTGAAGGCATCCGAGCCGATCACGTCAACAGATATAAGTGGGCGCTAGGTAAGTTACCTAAAGGTTCCGTTATCGATGCTGCCTGTGGAGTGGGGTATGGATCATGGATTTTGGCAAATTCAGGTCGATTTGTTCGAGCGATTGAAAAAAATCACGAAGCGATTACTTATGCCAAAAAATATTATGGTCATTCAAATATCTATCACCAATGTATTGATCTGACTGAGGCAGACTTTTCTGTTGATCCGGTTGTAGCATTTGAAATCATAGAGCATATCGAAAACCCTTTAACTTTTCTAAAAAAATGTACAGGACTATTACTCGCGAGTGTGCCGAATGAGACTATATTTCCTTATAAAAATCACAGATTTCATTACCGGCATTATACAAAAAGCGAGTTTGAAAGTTTACTTAATGAAGCAGGATATGATGTTTTGGAATGGTACGGACAAGGAACGGAAATTAAAAAAAACGCAGAAGATAGAACATTGATAGCGGTGGCATACAAAGTATGAAAAAGATTGCTCTTGTAGGGGGGTTCCCCAACACGGAATATCTCGCGCCTTATGATGATCCCGAATGGGAAATATGGGTCCACGGTAATCAGTTAGATCGACATGAGAATCGAAGAATTTCAAGAATATTCGAGATACATGATGATTTGTCTGAACACGATCCTGCTTATCCTCAATGGTTGGCGGATAAAAATATACCGATGATCGTGGGTAAGAAGTTTCCGATCAAAGCAAGCCACATCACTGTTTTCCCTGATGAATGTAATGTACTTGATAAATTAACTTCAACACCAGCTTATATGATGGCCTTGGCCATTCATGAGAAGGCAGTTCATATCGGCATTTATGGCGTTGATATGGGTGTTGACGATCATGAATATTTTAAACAACGCCCTGCTATGTATGCCTGGATTGGTTATGCAAAAGGTTTGGGAATCGGGATAACGATACCAAAAGAATCCTCATTGTTTACAGATAAGTATAAAGAAGGCCGCGACTGGGGACAAAAAATAAATGGTCCTTTTACTGAAGCAGGTTTTTTGGAAATGGCCTCAATCCACCAACAGAAAATAGACGAATATAACCAATTAATACAAACCCATTCTGGTTGCCTTCAATCTTATAACCGACTATCACAGATCGCCCGCGCGATAGAGTCAGGCCAGGATGTCAATAATTTAACCAATTCACTCATCATAAAGGAATAATTATGGATATTAAACAAATGCGTAAAGCCTTGCGTAAAGCGGGCGTAGACGAGCCTGGGAAGAATGCAGATGTAATGCCTGCTTATTATGAAATGCTCAAAAAGAACGAACCCGTGCCTGATAATGAAACTGTTGAAGGGCCGGTGAAGGAAGAGTTTTCTGATCCAGCGAGTAATGTCATTGAAGATACTATCGAAGTTGCTGGTTCCTCGCCTGTGATTGAATTAGTGTCCACTAACCTGTGGACTTATGTCGGATCAGGAGACGAACCGCCTTACATGATTAATTTCATGGGGATGCAGAAATTTGTCCGTGGTCAGGCAACGAAAGTGAGACCAGAAGTGGTTGAGAAGATCAAAAATCACATCTGTTTTGTCAAAGGGTCGGTTGATATGGATGCTATGTTTAAAAATGACGAGAAGGAAAAGGAACTTGTTAATAAAAAGAGGGAAGTAGACATTCAGATCCAAGCCAGAATTGATCGTGTCAACAAAAGCTAAAGTCAAAACACGAGCGCTTGAACTTTTAGGTATTATCCGTGTTGGTCAGGGCGCTCAATCCCAGGATGA